TGAGCACCATAAAAATTACCTCTTGGCTGTGATGCTACATAGTGTTGGTATAAAGAAGCTGTGTTTGTTTCTCCTACGGTAGATGGACCAGTAGTATAAAATTTATTTTTTAAACTCAACATCATTCCAGGTTTATATGAATATAAACTAGTCCAACCATTAATTTGCTCATCAAAAGATAATGTTTTATAAGGTACAGACAAATCTTTTGGTTGTATAGATAAAACATATTGTTTGTTATAAATGTCCCATCCTCCCGTTAATTTACCATTACCTAAACTAGCAAACTGATCCCTAAAGAAATCTATCATCCCGTACTGAGATATTTCTGTTAGTCCATCATTTGATAAACGCATTACTGCACTTCTATCTTTATCAGCAAAATATTTTCTTCTTCCATAAACAGCAAAACTTTCTGGATTTTTACTAATTCCAAAGTTACCAGCATATGGTTGAACACTACCTATTACCATATTACTTGCTGTTAAAGTTGGACTACCTTCTGCTGTGTATATAATATCTTTATCAATAGGAGCTCTACTTACTTTTTTCTCTTGAAAAATAATCAAATATGAATCTTCAGCATATATTTTTTGTATACTTCCATTAGCAGGATCAACACTTTTAGTTATATCTTGCCCAACAGAAAATACATTTGTATCATTAATACCAGTTCTTGAATTAAAAATACCTGAATAAATCATAGAGTTTATTCTATTAGAAGCATTTGGATTATCTTCTACTAAATATGCTTTTACTCCTTGACCCACATATGTATTATTATAACCACCTCTGATTCGCGCTTCTTCTACAGCCCAATCATTATAATAAGCGGTACCAGCAACGGCAGATTGAGGGTATGTACCATCCCCTCTAGACCCATTCCATTTTGGTTCATTAGTACTATCTACAGTTTTACGTAAAATAAAGCTATTGAAAAATTTAACTTCTATAGTTGCCGCCATATTTTATAATTGCATATTTATTAATATTATTACTATTATGGACTAGTAATACCCGGCCAAGTCCACAAGTATTTTTTACCTGGTTGAAAAGGTAGTGTTCCACTTATATTTCTAAAAGCTAATTGAATAATAGCAAATGATCCTGAAATATAATTTTCTGTTCTCAGTATTGTAGCTGATCCAGTATTTCTAATTTCTCCTACAAGTGTATATGGTGCCTCCGGTTGAAAAATAGATATAACAGATTTTTGCATGTAATGAGGAACCCCGTTTCCAGTTTTTCCTCCTGTTAATTGTTCAAGCATATTTAATGAGAAAGCCGCTGCTTGATATATTTGACTTTCAAAATTTACTGTAAAAAAGGATCCACTTTGTTCTAGTACGGTTACTCCAAAACTATAGGTATTAGAAGGTTGAGTGGGCCCTGGGTCAGGGGTTACTAAATTCGCTGCACAAGGTTGGGCTGTACTTATAATTTTTTCTCCTAAATAATCAAATTGAGCAGTCCATTTTCTATCTTGATTTTTATTTGTTACGTTTTGTCCAAATACATACCCAGTAGAATCTGTCCAAATAGGTGAACCGTTTCTAGTGCTAGCATTATCATTTCCCCAATCAGCATTTAAATAATCACCTGTTGTGGCGTAGGAATAATATTTAGTATCTGTGCCAATTGCTGGCCATTCTTCACTAGGTCTAAATATTTCACTTAAAGCTGAATCTTTATAAAATTGTGTAACATATTTAAAACCCCATTCTTTAGCCCACACTGTTCTTCCTCCAACTCCCCCAGATTGCGGAGTAGGATAAGCTTGTTCTGCTTCTGTTCTAGTATCTTTAGGAGGACTAATATTATACTGATAAGCACGCTCAAGAGATCCAGTAGAAACAAGTGTATTATTATTATATGTATTTCTTAATTGAACTGGATTATAAAAATCCCCAAAACTTAAATAAACTTTTTGTGTTACTTGAGCGGTTAGAGGATTATTATATGGCGCTGAAGTAGGACAGCCATCAGGTGTTAAAGTAGGTAAAACTTTATTATTAGTATTAACCTCAATGTTATTACTATAAGGATAACGAGTTAATAATCTATATTCTCCAAACATATCTGGAGAATCTGGTATTCCAGTTGAAGCATTTCTATATCCTTGATTTCTACCTATACAAAACATTTTTCTACCAACAGAACTAAGCCCTTGTTCACCTGTAGCTGAAATACCATCAAACCAAGCATCAAAACAATCTTCTTTAGCAGGGAAAGGGTTAATTTGACTTACTGAAGTAGTAGCTGGTGTTTTAGCTTCTGATAATTTATCTAACACACCTGTATCAGTTGTAAAAGGATTAGGGCCAAATTTTGGTTTATCATTTTCATTTGCGGGTACCTGCATTTGATAATTATTTCCTTGTGTACCGCCAAAACGTATTTCATTACCTTCAATATCCTTAGCAGTTTCCCAAGGTCCAATGGGAACCCCCGAAACATTTGTTGGTCTATATTGTAAATAAACTGGCCAAATAACCTCAGGTCTATCAGAGGGTGGTCCTAAAGTAGTATCATAACTTGTAGGATTAGTAAATTCAAAATCTACAATAATATAAGCAGTTCCCCCTGGTTGTTCTGTGGTACCTTCTTTAAGCCACGCTTGTGGTTGACTATAAGTGTTTCTTGAAGTAGTAGCATCAACTCTTCCATTTTCAGTTTCAAACCCAGAATTGTTTGCAGTAAATTGCACTGTTCCATTTCTATTTGTATTTGCCCATCTCCAACCAGCAGTATTACACGCGCTATTAGCGGTATTTACTGAAACACTAGTTACTCCAGTTCCTGGATCAATTTCAGTAATTTTCCCTGATCCACTAACAGGAACTCTATTGTCGTTGTTTACCGGAGAACCTCCAGGTCCGCTACTTGCGCTAGGGTAAGGTCCAGTATCTGCAGGGTTTTGTGTACTGCTATTATCAACTGTTGCCCAATAAAATCCAGAACTTTCCGGCCCTTGGTTAATACACATATTTTTAACACTGTAAAAATCTTCATTTAAATCAAAAGTTTCATAACCTAATTTTCCATTTATAGCAGTTATACACTGTGCATAACTATTAGGAGCATTATAAGTGTTTGAGTCATTGCCAGCATCTCTTAAAACAACCGTCATAGTTATTGACTGATCAATCAACGCGTCTTCATCAACAGTTACTTCCCCTGTTTGAGCGTTTATTGATAATTGAGGAATAGTACCACCATCAGCAGCTGGACTTTGAGTCATTGACCAGGTTAAATCATCGGTGTTTCTACTAGTATCAGCACTACCGTTTACCCCAGTAAATGTATAAACAGAAGTTGCCCCGGGTAATACTACTATATTTGTTTCACAATTATCTATAGATGGTTTTATATTACTTAATTTTTCAGTTAAAGCAACTTTAGTTTTTTGCCCATATTGTGAGCCTACAGCTCCAGGAGTTCCATCTAAATTTTCTACTTCAAAAGTAAAAGTATAAGAACCTTCTACATCAGATTTTTCGTTAAAATAAAAGAAGGTATTAGCTGCTATTGTAATAGAATATTTATCTGGATCACTAGAAGTACTAGGGGCCGGATATTTATTTAAAATAAATTTATCTGTTACAACTGTATTATTTCCATTTCTTACACTAAATCCACTTGTTTCAATATTGCTTCTTTTAACGGCTGAAATAGTTCCACTGCTATCTTCAACATAAGGAAAGAATCTAACTTCTGTATATGTGCCGGTGTTATAAGAAGCAGTGGGTGATGCTCCAGGAGTTATATCTTCGTAAAGGTTAAATGTCCATGTTTCTGGCGCTGTTGGTGAATCTTCTGTTGTAAAGCCTTTGATATTAGAAGTTCCTTCTTTTATAGCTTCATTTAATTGTGAAATAGTCCCACTAGAAGTAGTTTCCCAATAAATATCTAATCGAGATTCTACCGGAGCAGTTTCATAAACACTTAACCACGTATTATAAGCTGTGGTTACAGCGGCAGGAATATAAGATCCAATAGTATTTCCTCCAATACTTACTCTAGCTAATAAAGGATTAGATAAAGTTTGATAAATAGAACTATACTCAACTGTTTGACTGGCACCTCCTGGATCAGCAGCAGGATTATTAAACATATCATTTTGTGTTGAAATAGTAGATACTGTATCTGGAATAGCAATATTTACAGCGGACGGAGTGGGGTTAAATTGATAATTAAAAGTAGGATTAGGAGTGACCGCATCATTTTCTGGTGCTACTCTACCATATAATACCACTGAACTTCTAAATTGTTTTTGTTCTGGACCAACTTCACTTAAATCTCTAGGCACTTTATTAATGTTATCATTTAACAAAGTAATAAAAGAAGTAGTTCCGGTTGGGTCTGGTGGGGTAACTGGAATATTAGGATAAAAATTCATTAAACCAGGTAAATATACATTATAATATTCTTGTTCTGTTTGTTTTACAACAACTTTATAAGAATACCAACCCAAAGGGTTGTAGCTACTTAATGCAGGATTTCCATTGTATAGTCCTGGCCAACCTGTACTAACGTTAGCCGCTATGTTTTCTGGTACCGGACTATTAAATAATATTTTAATTGAGTCACCAGGCCATGAATGTATGCTATTACTACTATCTTGAGTAACATCGTTATATGGAAAATATATAGTATCACCATCTAATATTAAATCGTCGGCATTAGTACTCTGTGTTTTAGAAGAAGATAAAAGGGTAGTAGAACTTCTACCAAATCTATCAGACAATACAATTCCTACTTGATAGTTTCTATTCTGCTTTACCGTGTGCATTGGGTATTCTCGAGAAACTGTTTTTTCCAATGGTGGTAATATAGGATTTCCAGGTTCATCTACTACAAAGTTTGTATATTTATCTGATATTGTTACATTATAATCTAAAGACTCAGGGGGAGTATGTTTATTTTGAAAGTTACTATATACCACTCGATTACTTATAATTTCTTGACCATGAGCTCTTACTGGTACTTTGTCATATACTCTAACTATTTCATTTTCTGGTAAAGTTTTATATGGTTTAGTACCTTGGTAATTATATTCTATTACCGTATCACTTCCAAATCTTTCATAACCAGTGTTTCCAGTTCTCGGTATAGAATCTACTACTTGAACTGCTAAACTATCAGATTCTTTATATAAAATTTCAATCTCATCTACTTTAAGTTTACTAAACAAACTACTTGCATTTATCCCATTATTAGCACTATCTAAAGGTAATGGAATTTGTAATAAAATATTATTAACTTTATTTTCCATAAACCCAACAACTGTACTACGGTACGTTGCTTCTTCATCTAAGGATATTCCTGTTAATGTTCCTTGACCCATAAAATATCCATCTTGCTGTGGAATAAATGCGGCTTGCGTGAAAGGGGCCATAATAGAATTCGTACCATCTTCATATTTAAACCTATAACTAAAACGTACAAATTTATCTTCTAAAAAATCAGGATCTCCACTATAATTTGGATTAAAATTAGTATTAGTAGTCATTCCGGGTTTAGCTACATCATATGTACCCCCAGGATTCATTTTGCTACTAACGTCTAGCATGCTTGTAACATATTCATCGTTACCTATTAAACTATTATAATTAAAATATATTATAGAACCATCAGGAATATCAATTGTTGTTGCAACTGTAGCCCCAGAAGCATCTCCTAGTTCAATAGTAGTAGGAGTATAACTTAATAATACTGTATTAACAGGGATTGGTGATGGATCTATAGGTAATCCTGTACTAGCATCCGCAGCTATAATGGTAGATCCAACTAAATTTTTATTACCTGCCCCACTAATATCTATTCCTGCAAACCCATTTGATGTTAATAAAATAGTAGTTGCTCCAGCTGTTGTTATACCGCTTGTTATACCTTTTCCTCCATTTGCATTAACTGGAATAACGGTTCCATCAGCATTTTTATAAAATCCTTCAAATTTATAATATAATTCAATAGGTTGAAACGGAGAATACGACGCTACTGAAATTTGATCTTCTGTAGTGTAATAATTGGAAACTTCAACAGCTTTGTCAACTTCTATTCTTCTAGGTTGATTACGATTGTCTGTCCAAAATAATATATTTTCTACTAAATTAATAGAATGGATAGGAAAATTAATGGAAAAGTTTAAAAACGATCCTTGTAGTAGTTGGATCGGTTCTTGTGTTGCAATGTTATATACATATACAAAGTTGTTAGCTGTAGGAGAATAATTTAAAAGTTGACTGTTATATATATTGTTACCACTAGAGTCAGTTAACTTAGTGTCGTCATAATCAGTTAAAAATACATAAATATTATTGTTTACCTCATCAGTATAAAGACCAACAGTATATAAATCATTGACACCAGTTAACGCTGTAAAATCAACCAGTTTGTTGTTTCCTAATACATTTTCTAACGCTCCAACGTCGGCACCTTCTGACTTACTTACTTGTATATTAACTCCTTCACGATATTCCCCATTGGGTAACAACCTGGCATCCAGGTCTTTATTCATTTTAGACTTAATAAAAGCATTTTTAACTTCCGCCATTTATTTAAAATTTAATCCATTTAGATTTACCTCTCATCACCTGAATAAATTCATCAGACTTTATATTTGATAATCTTATTTTTGCGTTTCTTAATTTTGCACTTTTTTCTCTACGTAAACGTTGAACTACATACTCAGGTTGATTTATTCTACTAGCTAATATAGCGTGACTAATATAAGAATATACAGCGTCTTCAGCTAGTTTAGGTACCTTCATATCTTGATCATAAGATAATCCATCTGAAATATATTCTAATACTATTAACTTATCTTTAAGATCGCTTGAAAAAGAAAACTTACCATCTCTTTCATTTATAGTAAACCATCCATTCATTTGAGCAAACTCTGGTTGCATTCCATATCTCTGACCATAACCCCATAAGTAATTTCCCCAAAAACCATATAACCCATCTGAAATTAATCTTCCTGTTGTTTCGTCTCTTAGTTCTTTTAAAATAGCATTATTTTGATCTCTATATCTTTCTTCTGTTAAGGATGTGCCTGTAATATCACTTCCTTGATTATCTTGAGTTGGAATTCCTTGAGCGTCTTGTACGGGTTTAGTATATGGATTAGTTGTTAACCGATTAGGGAATATAATATGTGTTTGCCCAGATTCATCTACCCAAGACACGTTAACATAATTTACATAATCTTGTGGAATAGGAACACTTAAACTAGGAGGGATATTTAACTCTTGTGACTTTATACTTTTAAGAGTATCATAACTAAACTCTTGTAATGCTCGTTTAGTGTGAAAAATTACATCTGTACGTTTTACACTAGGAATTAACTTACCTGCTCCTACATAAGCTACAAGAAAATTATTAACCAAATCTTGTACTTTTATATAAGAATAACTATTGTAATTTTTTTCTACTACTTTACCAAAAGCATCGCGATTACCATATTCTCCTCCATACTGATTTAAAAGCTGAATTACTACATATGTACCATCTGCCTGTGCTGGTAAAGTAAATACATTATTTACAACCGTATAGCTAGTTATATATTCTGTAAAAGAAGCAGGAGCACCTGTAGCACTAGTATATAATCTAAAGTTATTATTATTATATTCAGATTCTGTAGGATCATAACTACCAAAACTTATATCTGTATTAAATGTAGCTGTAAAGGTAGTTTGATCAGCCGTTGCGATAAACACTTGAGATCCTGCGTAATATTGCGAATTTGTTTCGGTTAATAGTCCTCCGTCGGGTTGTGGCATGATTTATTATATTTTTTCGTTTTGTTCATTCATAGCAACTTCTTGAGCAGCTACTTGTATAATTTCAGGATCTTTTATTATTACCCCAGCATATTTTAATACTTGTAAAATTACATTTGTTTGTTCAGAAATATGAAGTTCAAAATCAGTAGAACTTGAGGTTTCATATATATATTGACCTAAACTACCTGTAGTAAATCCCCACACTGGGTTAACCGGTGTACGTAAATAATCTATCTGTATATCTCCCGCTGTAGTAATAGTGGTAGGTTTAATAAACAGTTTTTCATTCTCATATAAATATACAGGAAAAGTAGTTGAGGGTTTTGTTAATAATGATTTATCTATTTGATAAAAATCTTTACGGTCAAGACGTTGGACCTCAGTTTCATTATTATAAAGTACTGTACCTAAACGATAAAACGTTGCCCCATCGCCATAAGCGGTTGCATTAGGAAGTACCCAGTAAGAAAGGTTATTAAAAGTAACATAACTAGCGTTACCAAATGTTTTAAAAATAGCTATTTTTTCGTCTAAATTTTCAACCCTGTCTGCGTAGTCTGTGTTAGTTTGAGGAATACGAAGTTGTTGGTTTATATCATCAAAATATTTTTCAAAAACTTCTCGTTGTACTTGTGTTCCTAAACTGTTAAATTCAGTTGGAGTAATATATCCTCTTTGCTCTTTGTTTAAGATAAGTAAAACAGTTTGATATACCGTATTTACGTTTATAGCCATTTGTATTGTGTTATTATAATAAAGGAGGCGTAGAGCCTCCCTTATTAATTTATATTAAGAAAGTTTTTTCTCTATTGATTTAAATATTTCTAATCCCTCATCGGTTTTAAAAAATTGAGCCATAGCAGAATATGGATGTTCATCAAAAGGAACTGTCATTAGTTTCTTTTTATTAGATGCCCATAAAAATGTTTTTTGGTCAGAACTAAGTTTTATTATTCCAGCCTCTACAGCTTTAATAGCAAAGTTCCGTAGTTGTACATTTTCATCATTAGCTAAATCTAAAAAGAGTTTAGGGTTTTTCTTAGCAAATACTAATAAATCTCTTTTAATCTCTTTAGAACTCATCTCCGATACTTTAGAACCGGATTCAACCCTTAAAATTGCTTCACCTTGATCTATTTCTATAATTCTAGCAGCATTTAAAGCATCTATTTCAAGTTCTAAATCTTGTAACTCATCTTGAGCTTGTACAACTTCATCTACTTCTCTATATCTTTTACCTTTTAAAGGATGATATAAAGATAATATTTTTTGTAATACTTCTTCTTCTTTTTTTACAAGCAACGCTCCATCTCTAAACACTATATGTCCTAGAGTTGCTTCGCCTTTTTGTTCATCTTTGAAAGGAGAGTTTTGATTAGTAGCATATCTAATTTCTCTTTGCTCTCGTGATTTTGGATCATACCACAAAAGAGCGTGTCTAGTAGTATGTCTTGATGGAATTTTATAAGTTAATGGAGTTTTATTTCCAGCTAATATATAAGTTCTATCTTTTGCTTCCCAAGTATTATTAGGAGTATTTGTTGGTTTTTTTGGTTGTTCAACTTGTATAGATTCTTCTAAAACAACCTCTTCATTTTTTATTTTTTTTGCCATGATATAATATAATTAAATAGTTAAAGTAAAGAGTCGGAGCACCATAAAGATGCCCCGTCTTTACTGATATTAAATCCCTTTTGGTTTCACAGGATTAAATACCTTTAAATAACACAAAGTTATTAGCAGCTTGAGTTACAAGACATCTTTCTGAAAGGAAGTTGACTTCCATTGCATCAAGATTAGAAGTGTAAGCACCTCCAGCTGATCCAGTTAACCAAGACTTCATACGTCTGTCTTCTGTTTGAGAAGCTCTATATCTAACGTGTAAGAATGGTCGTCTGATGTTAGTACCTAAAATTTGATCGTAAACTGTTGAAGTACCTGCTGGTATTAAAACACCTTCAATTGATTGTGTACCTGAAATAGCACCTCTTGTAGAAGCATCATTTAAGTATTTCCAATCAGTTTTATAAAAGTCATAAGATCCTCTTCTGAAACCGCTAAATCCAAGATTTAAAGCCATTTCTTCTGAGTTTTCAAATAACCCATAAGCAGTACCACCGTTTGCACCATAAGATACATTAGCAAGCATGTTATCAAATTCTAATGCAGTTGATCTTTGTAAGAACAACATATTTTCTTCAATAGCACCTTGAGTATCTAGGTTTTTAAGTATTTCGTCAAAATCATCAATACCAGCAGCGCCAGCAAATCCAACTTCTACATTACCTCTTGAAGAGATAGCAGCAAAAAGACCTTCAGTACCTTTGTAACCAGCAGCGAATGCATCACCAGCTCCAATATTTGCAGCAAGTTCTCCTTCAACACATACCATTTCAAGATAATCTTCAAATCGTAATCTAGTTTCAGATTCTGCTTTTAAGTACCATAGATAACCAGTAGTTCCATCTTCTGTAGCAACTTCAACCCAACCTATTTGAGCCATATCTGATCCGTTTATTGTATAAACATTTCTGATAATAACTGGTGAGTTGTTATATTGTTGAAAAGCTGGAGTAATAGTAATTTGTGGTTGGTTAGCTAAATTCCCTGTTTGTAAACCAGCAACTGCATTACTTGTTGCAGCGCCTTTTTGAAATTCTGAACCAAATACAAATATTTTTACAGTCGCACCTAAAGTAGCTAATGTTTGAGCTGTATAAGGAGCAACAGTAAGTACACCTGTAGCTGTTTGTGAAGTTAAGACAACACATTTTAATTCATTACCAACATCATCCATTGCAACAATAGTTTGACCCGGTGAAATTACATTTCTAGTAACGCCTGGAGCTGTTGGAGCAGGTATTGTAAGAGTATCACAATTACCAGGGCAACCATTAGCTACGCCGTCATAAGAAATATGTAATCTATTTTGTTCTGACCAAACAACTTGATCTGAAGTTAAAGGCATTTCAGCACCTACCATACGTAAGAAACCAGATAGAGTTCTATTTCCATATCTCTCTACTTCTTGTTCATATATTTCAGGTAGATATTGCTGAGCAAAATCACTTGTACCATCTGTAAAAGATAGGTAGTTACTGGCTAATAGCTGCTGATTAGGAGCAGGAACTATTGAACCAAATTGTGGAGTTAAAATTCCCATAATTTATTTATTAATTTTTAATTAAACGTTTTCTTTTTTATTCTCAGTTTTGAAGAATCAAGGCCACTAATTGCTTTTACCTTTAATCCACCTACAAATACTTCTCCTGAACCTGTTTTTCTGGGTTCAGTACTAATATTTTTAGATTTTGCTATCTGTTCTTTAATTGCGTCGGTTTTACCTTGCTCGTAAAAATGATTAGCTATAGTATCTACATTTCGTGCAGCATATAAAGCTTTATGATAAGTTTTAGGATTTTCTACCTCACCTTCTTTATTTAAGAACGTCTTAATAAAGTTAGATATATCACTTTGACTTTCACCTAAGCTTGAAGGATCTTTTACTCCATATCTGAATTTTTTGTCTCCTAATTTAAAATCAAAACCTTTGAAATCTTCGTTAAGAATAGATTTTGTAGCAGATATAAATCTTTCGTGCTTAGCTTTATTTACTTCTTGATTTTCGTTATAGCGATTGAAAAAGTCCATTGCTTTTTGTTGTTCTTGAGTAACACCGGGTCTCAACTTGATTTCGGCATAATACTTGTCTTTAAGATCATCTAAAAAGTTTTTGGCTTTAGCTATCTCTTCTTTGTAAGCGAGTTTTTTCTTTTTTATATCTCGCTCCTCGTCCACCTCTTCATCATACTGAAATGAATCTTCAATAATAAAGTTTCTTTCTTCAGCATTCAAATGAGGTTTAGCTTGTTTATAATATTCATGTAATAATGCATCATTACTAATTCCGCTATAATCAGCGTTTAAACGAGCATAATCTTCAACGGTTCCTCCCGTCTCTTTCATGAATTTTACTAAATTTTCTACATTTTCCGGAAGCTCTTGTGTTTTGTCTTCCTGTAATATTTCTTCTTGTTTTTGTGTGGTAGTGGTAGTTTCATCGCTTCCTGCCACTCCTGGCGTGTCAGTATTATCGTCTTCATTTTTAATTTCTTCTATTGGTGAATCTGATTCTTCTTTTACTTCTTCGTCGGTGGACCGTACTTCGCTAACCACTTTTTCGCTGTCGCCACTGTCTTTTTGCTCTTCGAGAGTAGCATCGCCCACATTTGTCTCTTGTGTAGGAACGGCATCTTTTTCTTTGTTTTTAGTTTGTGAGGCAGGTTTTGATAAATCTACCTTTATAAGATTAGGAACTTTATTATCCCCTAGTTGTTTTGGTTTAGTAACCTTTTTTATTTTAAAACTACCTTCTTCCTTAGCTGGTTCATTGCTATTAGTTTCTGCAGCGGTTTTAGATTTTTGTACTGTTTCCAATACTTTTTCTTTTATTGTTTCTTCTTCTTTTTTTGACATAATAAAATAATATAAAATTAATAATAAATATTAGCTAGGAATTTTGTTTTATAATCCAAAACCCACTAAACTATCACTACCAGTAGATTCAAAATCTTTAGGTAATAAATCATTTTGACGTTGATCTATAAGTTCACTTTGTTGTGTACCTTGTATTTTTATTCGTTTATCTTTACGATCTTCTATAGCAGCTTCTTTTTGTTGTTGTGATTGAGCCTGAATTTGAGCTAATTGCATATCATAATTAAATTCTTCTGCCATTAATTGTTTCTTTATAATTGCCTCTTGCTCCATCCTTTCAATTTCAAATTGCGACTTTGCTTGTTCTATTTGTACTTCAGTTTGTGCAATTGCTTGTTGTTTTTGTACGTCAGATAAAGCTGCCTTTTCAGCGGCCTCTGCATTTGCAGCGGCTTGTGCTTCAATATTCTCTAGTTGAGCAGCTCTTTCTGCTTCTTGTTTTTTCTTTTGTCTATTTTTTAAAAGTTGATTAGCAAGTTTGATGTTTTGAATTTCTCTTATATCTATTGCATCTTCTAATCCTATATTACCTGCTTGTAAAGCTATTTGAATTGTTTTTTCTAATTCAGCTTTTTCTTCTTCTTCTGGTTCTAATTCTAAAAATATACCAAAATCATGCAAGTGCAAATGTTCTAGTTCCTTTAAAGTGTTAACATTAAATGTGTTAATGCTGTTTAATAAACTATTCTTTGTTAAAGGAAACTGCAACATATCAGATACTCTTAATGCTATATTCTCACACGCACGAACAGTTAGATACATAAGAGACTGAAGAACGTGTTTTGTTGCTGTATTTGAATTAGCGGCAGCAAGTTTTTGAAGACCTACCAAAGAGTCTTTTGCCGGAGTGCTACCATCTCTAGCTTCGTTTAGTCCCGTAACATCTCTAATCATTTGTAGATAATATTGATATGTTTGGATCATCGATTGTATCTTAGAAATTCCAGATGAACTTTGTAGCTCTTGTACAGGTACTTTACCTCTGTTTAATTCCCCATCTTGTGTTAAAGATCTTCCTACTATACTACCAGTTTGAAAATACATGTTTAATGCTTCAGCTGGATTATAATTAGTTCCATTTCCAAGATCTACTTCTGCTAAACCATCTACATCTAAATAAACTCCATCTGGTACTAATCTAGCAAGTACTTGTTGTAATTTTAAATGTGTTAATTGTATCATATCAGCAAATCCAACACACTTACTTACAATAGATTCAATTCTTCCTTGATACATTCTAGGAGAACTTATTGCATAATTCATATTAACTTTTGTAGTATCGCTAAACGGCCTAGTCATATTAGCACTTAATTCCCATTGCAATAAATTTCCTCCCAATCCTAAAACTTTAGCCCCACTATATAATACTTCTATTGCTCTACTTACTCTTTCAAAATTATCATTTTCAGGAGGATTGAAAGTATCGGGTTTTTCTAAAGTTTTTTGTAATCCTTGATCAGTTTCTTTTATTTTAAATACTTGATTTTGATATGTTTTATATTCAAAAAACAAAACTTGAACTTGATCTTGTGCTTCTTGTCCCCACCAAGTGTTATTTACATATGAATTTCTTCCTGGATATTTTTGTATTTCTTCTAAATCACTATCTGTTAAGTAAGGAAACTGTCTTTTAACTTCGGATAATGACATATTTTTTACTTCCCCTACATAATAAATATCTTCAAAGTTTGGATCATCTGTATATGAATAAACTATATTAGCTGGATCTACATAATCTACTGTAATTCCTTCTGCTAAATTAAAATTAGTTTTTACACATCCAATACCTAAAACAGTTAAATCGTAGGCTATTCTTTTTTTTGTTTCTTCGTATTTATTAAAATCTAATACATTATTTATAACCTCTTCTTCTGCAATTTCTACACTCTGTTTATAATCTAATTGCATATAAAGATCTAATTCCTCTGGGTTGTCTGGTAATGACTGTGGATTTGGAGAAGAATAAAAATTACGACCAGTGGCTTGAGCTAAGGCATCTATTTCAGCTTTACTTTGAATATCTCTTAATGCAGTTGATGCGTAATGTGTTCTTTGTTTCATTGCAAAAGGGTCTGTTGCAAAGGAGTTAACTTTATAACCTTTATCAGTCATACCATTAACTACTATATCTACAAATTTAGAAAGAATAGGTACGGGTTTCCAATCTAAATTTAAATATGATAAATCACCATTTATAGCTAATTCATCTTTGTATTTTTGAACAGGTTGTTCTCCACGAGCATATAATCTTAATCTATTAAAATTTTGAAAATTATTAATAAATCTATTTCTGCCACTTGAATTTTTAAACCACTCTCCTTCAATGGCTTGTGCTACTTGTAAACCATATTCTTTAGATTTTTTCTCTTCTTCAGGTACCACCTGATCTGGGAAAGCACTATTGTAGTTAATCTTAACCATCTATTTTAGAATTTTTGAATTTACCCCTTTATTATCGTATTTTTTAAAACCTAAAGGAACTTGTGTTATTGTTCTATTCACTACTGGTGTATATCTGTTTTTATTACAAGCCATAATTGCTAAACCTGAACTTATTGCCGCATCATGCTTAGTTCTGTTATTAATATTAAAACTTGCCCAATCTTCTAAAGTTTTCTGAAAATACATATCACCATATCTATCTTCTGTATATCCTATATAATTTTCTATATAATCTTCTATAGCAGCGGCGTGAGCTTGTTTTATATCTTCACTTGAATTAGGTATACCACCTATTTCTCTTTCCGCAACAGATAATTTATTATAAATTCTATCTGGTCTATTCATAGAATATCCCCGATATCCTCTACGTTTTAAATAATATAATAATCTTGGTTTATTATTTTCTGCAAGTAATGGCATTCCATAAAAAACTAAAGCCATTAACACATCTTCAAAAAATATTTCTGCAGTTTGAGGTCGTGCAATGTATTCTAAAAAAAACATATTAGGAGGAATGTCTTCCATAGTAAATTTACTTAAACCATGCAAAGATCCTTTTGAACCTCTTCCATCTACTGTTCCTGAAATATCGTATGGATCACAACCAAAAGCCCCACAGTCCGGATTACCAGGAAACCGTATTCCATTTTTTATTATATATCTATTTTGTAAACGGGCAGGAGGAACCCAACTAACTAAAAATCTCCCAGTTTTATGAGGTACAAAAACAACTCTAGTATCTTTTATTGCATTTTCCCATTGAAAACCTCCACGTGTTAAAACATTAGAGTGTTTTAAATCTTCATTATAATCTATCTGCTCGTATATTTTAGTAAGATTAAAAAGAGACTGTTTAGCCTCATCTCTAAAGGCATGTTTTTCAGTTCTGGGAAATTGTCTATAAAATTCATTTAAACTATCTTGATCAGTTTTTAAACCTTCTACTTCATTTTCCCAATGTGAGATAACTCCGATGTTAATTTGGGATCCATCAATACTTTTAACCGCTTTTTTTGGAGTTTCGAAGACAGGTACGCCATAAGAATCAATGTATCCTTCGTAGTTCCATTCCATAGGAATGAACAAATTATAAAGTCCTGAATTAGTCTGTCCGTTGCGGTTTCGTTTTGTAACGTCTGAAGCTTCATATAATTTTTTAAAATTATCTCCTCCTTTATCTAAAGCGTTTGAAGTAGAACCCATCATACATTTTCCTACTATTCTACTTCCTAATCTTAACGTCGTTTTCGTGACTCTCCAGTTGTTGAGGATATTATCCGGCCTCTCCCATTTCCCTGATTCGTCGTGGGCAAGGACTTGTAACTTCTCCCCATCGTAGGAGTTGTCCCCCGTGTTCTTCCAATCGATGGTTGTATCCAACCCCTGGATGTCTTCGATTTGACTATTCTGGTCCAACTTTTTTCTGGTAAGTTTCGAGGCAGGGACTCTATACGCGAGTTCCGTCTTGGGGCGATCCATACCGTCCTGGATTGGTTTGAAAAAGAAGGGATAGTTAACTGATATTGGTACCACTTTGTCAGTAAACATTTTCTTCGCATCAGCTCCAGTTTTAGATAATATTCCATATCGTGAATCCGAGGATATAGTGGCTTGGTGTACCAATTCTGAGGATGCCATGAAAGAAAATCCAGATCTACGGTTCTTAAGGTAGCACATTCCGTAACACCGGTTATCGGCTTTACACGCTTCCCAAAAAATAAAGAAAAGTCTATTGGACTCTCGAAAGTCTGGTTTCCCAACATCAATCTTGGTCCACTGCAAGTACATATAATGAGAACCAGTAAGATAAGTGCTACTGCCTTGGTTATAAAACCAAAAACCTTCTTCACGTCTTTTAAATTCTTCATCAATATAATCATACCATTTGTTTTTAAAATCTAGAGAAGTATTATTCCAATCAAAAACTGTTTTTAGTTTTGATAATATTTTAGGATATTCAAATACTTCCCAATATTGTTCATCTTTCTTTTTAGATCTTTTGTATGTATTTTCTTCTAATGGTAAAGCAATTGTGAGATTTTGTATTTGATATATTTCACCAATTTTCCCAGTTTTACTAATAACCACGATATCATGTTCTTGATCGTACCCATATTTCCACTTTTTATATCTATTGTTTCTTTTTATTATACTTGACCTAATATAGTTAGGTAATACTTTAAATAAAGTTTGATTATATATCATTTTGATCTACCTTCTGCAAAACCTTTAAAATTATTTCCGCGGTTTTCATCTTTTATTTCTTTTAACATATTTTCTTCCTCTTCTATACGTGTTAAAATCTCAAAAGCATCAAAAATAGCTAATTTTTTTGTAGCTGCAGCATTTTTTAATCTATCAGCTGAAACATCATCTTCTGAATCAACTATTTTTTCTTTAGCTACTTTAATTAATTCTTCAACAGCTTTTTGCCCAGCTTGGATTATACTCTTCTTGGTTTGTTTCGTGTTCATATTTAATTACAATATCATTAGATTCCATACAATATAAAAGTTCATTATTTATAATAAACTCAAACTCTCTATTGGGTTTAAACCCTACTACATCCCCAGGAGTAATTTGAAGTGCCTCTAAGGTATTATTACCAAATTTTAGTATTCCTTTATGCTTTTGTAATTTTTCTTTCTTAAACTTACTATTTTTTATAATTGGTTTAACAAAACAAAAATTTTCATGTGTGCACCATTCATTATTTTTATTATATAAATATATTTGAGAAGGTATAGCAAAATATAATTCATCTTTAAAATACTTACTACTATTTACTGATTTACCTTTTACATAATAATATCTTCTAAATAAATTATGATGAACTATAACTTTATCTCCTTTTATTATATTACCTTTATAATTAAGTGGAATACTTATTACTTCAGCTTCTCTATTTATAAATTTATGATTAGATATACTAGTATTTACTAAAAGTTCTTTTCCTTCTATGTTTATTTTATTTTTATATCTTTCACCAATAGGTTTTATAATAAATTGATAAATACTATTCATTAATATTCTAAATCATATTCTACTGAAATAGCCATATTAGAATTAAATTTTTTCCAAGGCAAAACTTCATTATCTTTTTTAATAAAAATATTATAAGATTGTTCTTCTTCATTATTTAAAATATGAGAAATAGTATGACCACCATACACTTGTTGCCCTACGGCATAGTGCATAGCATCATTTTTATAATCAGGTCCAACACTGATTTTTCTTATAATGTTACTCACTATCTTTATCTTTATCTTCAGTCTTTATTATAGTATAACTACCATCTTCAAGATTAACATTTATTGCACCATATTCTTTTTCTAATTCTGCTTTGTAGTTTTCTGAATCCTGTACTACACCTGCATATTTATGTAATATAGCGTGTTTTTGTGTTTCTAAAAACCCTACATCTCTTAATAATGTAGCAATATCTTCTTGTGATTGTTTAATTTTTGATAGTTGTTCTTCTGTAACTTTTAATTCTTTTTCTTCTTTTTTCATTAGAGTTAATTTAATTTAATTTAATTATTAATATAATGCAACCATTTCTGATGCAGTTGTAGTACCATCATTTGTGTATACTTTTCTTACTAGCATATTTAAAGTAGTTCCTGCTGGAATACTTTGTATTGTTACTGTTTGATTTGGTGGAGCAGCAGCAAATTCTAATTTAATATCACCTGTACCGCCTACATATAATCCAAAACCACTATAACCCGGGTCTGCTTCATATATTGCGTTTGTACCAGCATCAGCACCGGTTGTTGGTGCTTGAAGATCAGTACCAGCTAAAGCTATTTCTAATGTACCTGTTATATTAGTTTGGCCAAAAGCTGTATTTAAATCTGATGCGCTAAAAATAATTGTTTGTGTAGCAACCGCCATATTTGGACCAGCTCCTGGATTAGCAGGTGCACCTGGTGCAGCTCCTTGATTTAATCCATCAGGTCGTGTTTGTACAACTCTTACTTTTGTTATAGCTCCTGTACCATCTGCTTCAATAGTATAATATGCACCCCATTGTTTATTTTGAACATTAGCAGCTGAACCTAAAAAAGTACCTCCAGAAGCATATGCCGTAACAACTTGAGCGGTTGCAGCTATATTTGCAGTAGTATCTGTAAATTGCCCTACAGGTATACCATCTGCTGAAGCTCCAGGAGCCCTTAATGTAGCAACCGTTTCAATTGCTACAGCCTGAGTAGACCCATCGCTTAAATTTTTTTGATAAAATCCCATTTTTATTTATTTATGTTTATTGTTTCCGAATACTTTTTCAACTCCACGAGAACCAAAATAACCTCCTATTACTATAGAAAGAAGTCCAGTTATAGAGTCAAGTGGATAGTGTAAATACCATCCTACTACGTAACTAATTGTTAAAAATATTAAAGTTAATGGACGAACATTAGCAGCAAGCCACGCCCCTGAACGAGCATCCGCGACCCACCGCCTTGTTGTTCCATCAATTTCAGCCCTTTCTATTGTTAGTTTTTGTAAAGCAACTTCTTTATCTTCAGTAGATAAATCTTTATTACCTGTTATTAATTCTGAAATAACGTTACCTGGTAATATTGCATCTCCAACAATACCTAAGATATTAGGTGCTTTTTCAATAAGAAATTTACCTACACCTGTATCTTTAAAGGCTTTTTTTTTACTCATTTATTTTTATCCTTTTTTTAAAGCATTTATTTCAGCTTTACGAGCTAAATTCTTTTTTCGCGTTTCTTCTCTGTTGAATTTTTGTTGTCGACTTTCTCCAAAAGGTTTTGTGTTTGCAGGGCGTCTTTGACTTTGTAAGTCTCCTCCACCTTTTATTCTAAAATTATTAAATGAACTATTTTGAATATAATTTTTTACATTTGACATAGTAGAGTGTGTATGACCTTCTGCGCCCCCATGCCCTTTATCATGTAACGGACTACCATTATAATTTAAATCTGAATCTGAACCTGAACCAGCTCTGTCATCAATAGGCATATAGTTCAATAGATTTTTAGCATGTTTACTCATGAATGAACCACCAGCCATTTTTTTACCTTTTCCCATTTTATTTGTTTTTTATGAATGTTTATGTGCTTTTTTCTCCCAACTCAAAGACTTACTACCTTCTTTCATATTAGCTCGAGAATGAATTTGCCATTTATCATTTACTGATTTACGACTATATACGTTTTCATCATCATAATATAAAAGACCAGATTGAATATCATTAATATGAACTTGTTCATGATTAATAACTTCTTGTCTTTGTTTAGAATCTGTTATTTTATTATTAATTAATATGTTTCCATTTTTATCAGCTTTACCAAGTACACCATCTTCCATATCAATCTCATGAACTGGAGCTGTTGCTACGTAAGGAGGAGTATTTAGTTTAAAAGCCATTATTTTTTTGTTGAATATGGAAACATTTTATTTAGTGCATCTTTTCTTTGTTGACATCCACAAGGAATATTAAGACCTTCGGAGACCGAATCCACGATGGTCTTAATACCTGTTTTAGTAGTAAACTTTTCAATAGAATCGCCTAATCCTCGTGATTTCATCAACTAATTATTATGCAGTAAATGCTACAGATCTCCAATACATTTGAACTGGAGTAGCTGCTTGATCTTTTCCTAAAATTACACTTGAAGCAACACCACCTGGGTTAGCTGTCATAGCTGATATAAGTGCATCATAAACTGAATCTCCGTCAGTAATAGTTGGTGCAGCAGAACCTCCTTGATCAGTTGTAGGAGTACATTTCCATAATTGAGTAGCCGCGTGAGCTCCAACACAGTGAATGTCTAATACATTATTAGCTTGTACAACTACTCCTGTAATATCATCCAAAGGGATAAGTACAGATTTAGGTGCATTTGCAACATCAGTTGCAGTAATGTTAAATTTTATAAATTTTGCCATTTTTTGTTATTGTTTTTGTTGTTGTTATTGGTTTTGTTTTGGTTAGATTTATACAGTTCTATTCTGTTTTATTAGTCCTTAATTTTATATTTTGTACCATCAGGATTTGTCCCTACTTGTTTTTTCTTAAGGTCTTTTCTCCAGTCTCCTTCCTTATGTAAAGGTGAATGATGTTTTTTGTCGTATTTCATATCTCCAGCTAATTTAGATATATGTTTTTCATCAGCTGTCATATCGATATCACTATGTCCATGCTTATCATCCCAAAGAACATCTCTTTTAAGATAATCTATATGTGCAGCATCATCTCGTTCTGCAGCATGTACATTATGTTTAGTTACTGGTGTACGAGAATGTCTAGCGTTGCCAGAATATTCTCCAAAATGTCCTTTTTCCATATTAATACTTATAATGATTTATTACTTGTTTTTATATTTTTTTACCTTGCGCAATAGCGGTAATTGGATATTTTACTTGCATATCCACTTTAGAGTTTGGGTATTTAGATACTTGCATACCTTTTATACCTGAACTAGATCCAACTTGATGGATTCTTCCTACTTGGTTTAAAGGACCATCCCATATATGAGATTCTCCAACAATACCAACTTTTTTTTGTTTACTTGCTTTATTATATGCTTTATCTTCGTGCATGATGATTTTTTTTATTGTTATAGTGCATTCTCTAATATAATTATAAATAAAAATATAATTATACCAGCAATTAGATAACTACTCATTAGTCATCTTTTAGCTCTGGATACTTTCTGTATACACAAGCTTTAACTTTTCCAGGATTTTTAGCATTATGAGCTAATTTAAGTGCTGATTTTGCTCTTTCTACTGTATTAACAGGATATGTTCCTTTAGGACCACAAAAATCTGATTTTTTTACATTAGGATATTTACCAGCATTTGACATACCTGGTTCTTCCCTTATTTCTGAAATAGTCTTTTTTAAAAATGGTGAATTACTTTTCATGTTATTGTTCTTTAATATTATATTTTACCCAAGCTTTTATTTAAATCACGTTGATGTATTTCTTCAGTTTCATCATTTACTTCAACGTCCCAGAGTTTATTTTTAAAATCCTGTATACCTTGTACAAACTTACCTTTAAGTTCATTTTTTTTCTCACCCCTAGCAGCTCTTCCTTCTTGTCTCATATTAATTCTCTCTAATCTTCCTTTCATTCTTTCTTTCTTAGCAGGATTATCAGTTGAATCTATTTTTGATTGAATACGTTGTTTTCTAGTGGTTTTTTCTTTTCCTTTATTATTTTGCGCACTAGATATTATATTATAAGCATTTTGAGATAAAGAATTAGCCGTATCTACAACAGCTTCTGTATCATCACTAATACCATCGTTATCACTATCAGGGGAAAAAACTCCTTGATCTCCTCCTTGACTATAAGAACCTCCATATTCACTAAAATCTTTAGAATTAACCTCAGCTAATTTTAATGGACTTTTATTTGCAAAACTTGAATTACTACCTAAACCTCCTAAGATAGTATTATATTGTTGATCAGCTAAAGTGCCTGGTTTTTGTGGAATAATTGATGACCCTGCACTTGCCGGTCCTTCTGTTAAAGCTGTTAAACCACTTGCTTCAGCTACTTGATTTTTTTGTATATCAATAGGATTAACTACACCAGTGTTTTCTACATTATTTAAAGCCTCATTTTGCATTGCATTTGCATTATTAATAGCATCACCTCCACTTTGTTGTAAAGCTCGAATTCTTCTTGCCGCACCATGTATACCTCCTTTTTTAGCTAAAGTTCGTACGTTGTTTAAAGCATTGGGATTATTATTACCTCTGGGTTGGTTATGATTTAATGGACTTTTATTCATATCTATTTTTATCTTTGTTAACATTTTTAATAGCTGTTATTAAAACTTTATCTGTATAAGTTTTTCCATGCATAATTGAATTTCTTCTTTTACTTGTGGGAACATCTTCTTCTCCTAGCATAATTCGGTACATTCTAGCAATTAGTTGTTTACACTTGAAAGAAACTTTATAGATATTATACTTTTGACTTGTTCTGTTTCGATTTCTCCAAACCACAATCCAGTTGTTTTTTATCATTTTGTTCCAGCGTCTGTTGTCCCAACTATATGCATAAGTACCGACTTTAAAGTCTTGCTTAGTAAATAACTCCATACAATCAAAATAAATAAGTAATTCTAAATCGGCATCATTTAAATTATTATTTCTACAAGCCCACTTTCTTATTAATCGATAATGTTTTAATAAATTTAATTTTTTTATATCTGCTGCGTTTAATTTTCTCATAAAACCACAACAACATCTTGTATTTTAATTATAGTAAATTTTTCTTTATTAAATTCAATTCCATGCCCAGCATGCTTATCGTAAAATATTACGTCTTTTTCTTTAAGAAATTTTATTTCATTACTTACTGAAACAATCGTTCCTTGTTGATATCTAATATCTTCTCTATCTTTTTCTATTATAAGCAATCCACCTTTAGTTTTTTGTGTAGATACTTTTTCAGGTTTTATAATAATATTATTTCCTATTGCTTTCATCAATTCTTAAATTATTGATTACACAATCTGTCGACAATATTGTAGTAGCTACTGAAGCGGCGTTTATAAGGGCACTTTTAGTAACCAGTAATGGATCAATAATACCAGCCTTTTGCATATTTACTTCTTTACCGCTTACTACATTTATCCCAATTCCTGTTTCAGTAGGAAGTTTAACTTTAATACCCGCATTATCTAAAATAGTTGTAAACGGTGATAAAATTGCTTTTGTTAATACTTCTTCTGCTTTATTATTTTCTTTTATATTAGTTGCCGCGTTTAATAACGCTATTCCACCTCCTGGAACAATTCCTTCTTTTATAGCGGCTTTTGTCGCACAAATAGCATCTTCTATTCTATCCGATTTTTCTTTTAGTTCTATATCAGAATTTGCCCCAACTTTTACTATTGCAATTTTTGCTGATAATCTAGCTAATCTTTTCTCAAGTCTTATTAAATGAGCTGGATTAGGTTTATTGGCTAATTCTTCTTTAACAGTTTCTATTGTATTTAAAACCGTTTCACTCTGCTCTTCAACTTGTAAAATCGTATCTTTTTCATCAGTTATAGATTTTAAACAACTACCTAATAATTCAGGTTGTATTAAATCCATATCATCACCAAGATCTTCATTTATGACAGTAGCCCCGGTAAGCATTGCTAAATCATCTAAAGTTTCTCTTTTGTTAACTCCAAATGTAGGGGCATTTATAATATTTATTTTTATATTACCCTTTGTTTTGTTCATAGCAAGTGTAGCCATAACAGGAGCTTCTACATCTGCTATTATAAGTAAAGGTGTATTATTCTTTATAACATACTCTAATACTGATTGAATTTGTCTTATATTTTCTACTGGAGATTCTATAAGTAATACTGCGGGGTTTTCTAGTTCTGCGGTCTTTTTTGCTTTATTAGTAATAAAATGCGGATTTGTCAATCCTTTTTCATATTGTACACCGTCAACTAATTCAACTTCTGTTTCCGGTAAGGAAGAATGTTCCATCATTACTACGCCTGTTTCACCAACAGATCTAAATGCATCCCCGATAATTTTTCCTAGCTTAGCATCATTATTAGTTGAAATTGTAGCTATTTGATCAATCATATCTCCTTTTACTGGAATAGCTATTTTTTCTAAATATTTAATTACTTTTTTAACAGCACTTTGAATACCTTCTTTTAATTCTCTTGAATTAATATTAATATCTTTAGCTTCTTCTAATATAGCATGAGCAAGTATTGTTGCTGTTGTAGTGCCATCACCTGCTTCGGAAACTGTTTTTCTTGCTGCTTCTTTTAAAAGAGTAGCCCCCATATTTTCTACAGGATCTAATAAAACAATTGAATTAGCAACAGTAACACCATCTTTAGTAATAACAGGAGTTCCTTTATCATCTTCTAGTAAAACACACTTGCCACTAGCCCCTAAAGTAGAGCTAACAGCTTGTGTGAGTTTATCGATTCCTTTAAATACTTGACTTTGGGCTTCTTGCCCAAAATTAAGATTTTTGACTATTAAGTCTGACATATTAGATTAAATTTGATTTGATTTATTTTATTTAAAGGTCTTAACGACTTTTGGACCGTTTAAGAACTCTATTTTTTTCTCGTAATGCTTTACAGAAGCTATTACAGCTTCTTCAGCACCTTCAAGTGTTTCTCTACGGGTTACATCCATCCACTCTTGAGCTTCGGGATCTTGGTATTCAGTTTGATAAAAACCATTAGGTAATTGGGTTATCCGCCAATTTTTCTTTTGAGCAATATGCTTCCAAAGGTTTTGGGTTTTTTCTGAAATTTGTGGTTGACTACTCCACGAATGAGTCTGGTAAAATAGTGTCATTGGTTTTGGTTTTAATTGTTTGACATTAGGTTTATAAATATATAGTTACTTGTTTTTCTTGGTTTTTAAGTGAATTTTTAATTACATATTACTTCATTATATAATTCTGTTATTTGCGTAGGCGTAAGAACACTATCAAATATTCTTACTTGATCTACTATTCCGGGGGCATAAGTTGCTGTTGCGGTTTTTCCAATTCCAAAAGAACTATAAGTAAGACTAGAAGCTGCAACAGTAGGAGTAATATTAGTTTCTAAAGCACCATTTAAATAAAGTTTCAGAGAATTTGTTGTTGTTGATCCATCCCATGTTAAAGCCAGATGATACCAAGTACTTGTATTAACTGTAGTTACTCCACCACCAACTCCTTCAAAACTACCTCCATCTACCACCCCAGCCCAAAAACCTGAATCATAATAATGTATATCAAGCCCATAACTTCCACCACCAACACCTGCTCCAATAATATAAAATTCAGTTAAAGCTGTACCGTTTCCATTATACCACAAGGAAATAGTTGTTGCTGGATTAGGAATTACTGCAGATGTACTTGTAACGCCTTGAGAAGTTCCATTAAACTGTATTGCTTTACCAAATTTACCAGTTACATATGAAGGACTTCCAACTTCTGTTAAAGGATAAAATCCGCAAACATCATTAGCATTATCTTGAAATTCATACAAGGAAACTCCTTGAGTAGGATAGTTACATATACAAGTAGTAGGTTGACCAGTTATATATTCATCTGCTATTTGGCGCCAAATACTACCATCATAGTATTCTACATACCCTAATTGTTCATTATATCTAAATTCACCTGCATTTAAACTAGTTGTAGGCCTATAATCTATAGTTTTAGTTTCATTATATAAATCAACTATCTGATCGCTAGTTAAAGCTTGATTATAAAACCTCGCTTGAGCTATTTGTCCATCAAATTGAGTATCTCCGTCGTGCCAAGCCCCAAAAAAAGCGGGATAACTACTAGTATCTGTTACAGTGTTTGTTGTAGAACCTTGTAAAACTCCATCTATATATAAATAAATTGAAGCACCTTGATAAACCCAAGCAACATGATACCAAGTACTTGTACTTAATGCGCTTAAACTTTCTATAGCAGCATCAGTACTAGTACTATATCTTGATTGAAATCTTACGTGTCCTGTAGTAGCAGAACTAACGCTTAACACTTCATAGTTTTGATTAGGAAGTCCAGCATAACCAATATATAAAACTGTTGCAAAAACACTAGGTATAGCGTCTAAGTAAATCCATAAAGATCTAGTTCTGTCTTGTACGGATCCTAAACCAGATGTAATACTTAAATATTCACTAGGAGATGCTGCGGGATCAAAATCAGCAGAAAAGGATACACCACCAAAAGGCGAATTAGCAACAAATGGTACCCCATTATTATTTGTTAAATTTAATGAACCACTACATGAATCATTACCCGAAAGAAACATAGTATATAAAGCTACATTACTAGCAGTATCCGGAAATGTACATGAAGCTATATAGCCTGTAGGTATTACAGTACCAGATGTATTAATACTTGTTGTAGTGTCATTTGGAAAATCTAAAAGTTCTGGTGTTGTTATCTTTGTTAGTGACATATTATATTAATTAAGGACATGAAATTTCATTATATAATTGTGATATCTGAGTTGAAGTTAATACAGATTCAAAAAGTCTAAATTGACTAATCGACCCATTCAATCCTTGTCTAGTATAACCTGTATCTCCATACCCTCCCATCATATCATAAACCGACGCTGTTCCTGCGGTAAATGATCCACTTACACTAGCAACTAGTTGATTATTTAACCATAATTGGATACCATCTGTTGTACTTCTTGTAGCTACAATATGATACCACGTATTTAAATCTACTATTCCACTTTCAGCTGTTTGAATTTGTCCTGCTCCAGGTCCCCAACTTTTCCATGCTATTGTATTACCTGCGAGTTGGTGATCTGTAGCTAATGTCCAATATGAATTTGACCATCCTGACCATATATATCCATAACATAAAGGATTACTACTACACGCACTATAACTTGCATAAGAATCTTGTTTTAACCATAAAGAAATACTAAAATCTGAAGTATTATAATTAACTCCTAATCCGGAAGACCAACCAAGTTTACTATAACCTAAAGAACTGGATGTTCCAAGTGCAGTCCATCCTCGTTGATCAAATTTTCCTGTGGAATTATAATAAATATTTTGAATAAGATCAGGTGTTGTATTTCCACACGAATCTATAATATTTCCGTCAAATGTGTATAAACATCGAGCTGTAGTAGGATAATTACATACAGAAGTTGTGCAATCAGTAAAATCTTTCCAACCACCGGAATTAAAATGTTCCATTTGACCTAAAGTACTATTGTACCTTAACATACCTATTTCTCCTCCTGGAGGTCCACTATTTTCAAAGGATATATTTCCTGTTCCTCCTTTAAATACTAATGTATCAGTACCAACAGTTGGACTGTCTACAAATTTAGTTGTTAAATTAGTGTTAGTAAGTTCTAACACTTGTGAAGCTGTTAGTTCATTATCATAAACTCTAAGATTATCTAAATTACCATCTAATACTTTAGTAGGATTTCCTGGCAAACTAGGATAATTAGCCGTAAGACCGTTAGTTTTATAGTTACTATCAGTATAAGTAATAAATGTTCCAGGCCAAGAAGGATTATATGTTTCTTGTTGTCCGTTTATATAAAACTTTATACCATTAGTAGCACTTCCTGTAAGACATATATGAGACCATTCATTTAAATTAATTCTTCTTACAGACGTAGTTTGTGGAGATTCAATATATACGCCTGGACTAGGAATTACCGAATAATTTAATGTTAACTCTTTATCAAGAAAAATTGATAGATAAATATCATCTAGAAGCTTAATAAAGTTATCTCCTCCAGAATATCCACTTCCCGATGGTCTAGTTTTTGGATTTATCCAGACAGAAATACTAAATTGTCCAGCTGTCCTTATTTTAGTCGTTAATCCTGAGGGAATGCCATTAACATAAGTAGTTGAACCATTAAGAGATAAAGAATAAGTACCAAATTTTGGAGCAGGAGATGATGTTGGAAAACTTGTATTAGCCTCAGAAGTTGGATTATAGCTATTACTACTTGAATCATTTGTATTATTCTCAAATTGATATAAAGCTTGGCATCCTGCTCCTGCGGGAAAATCTACGACAGCAGAATTATCCGCGGTATTTACACCTCCAACTAATGACCCTGTAATTGTATATCCAGTTACTTCGTTATTATCATATTGTAAAATTACAACACCAGATCCTCCACCTCCACCAAGCGATTCAGCATTACCATCTCCACCACCGCCACCACCAGTATTATCACTTCCACTTGTAGCAGTAGTTCCTGATTGACCACCAGCACCGCCACCGCCATCTCCTCCAGTTCCTTTAGTACCACTATAAGCACCACCACCGCCACCACCAGAAATATATACATCAGTTCCCGATATATCCCCTATACCTGCTGTGGTTGCATTAGTATAATCTATAAATCCATTTATATTTGTACCAGAACCTCCAGATCCACCATTACCTGAGGGACTATTTGCTCCGTTACCACCCGTTCCATTAGTGTCTAAGAATGGTTCACCACTACCACCACCACCAGCACCAGTAGAATTATAATATGTACTTCCAGTTCCGCCAGTTCCACCAGCATTTCCTTGACTATTTAAAGAACTTCCTGCAGCACCGCCATTTCTTCCACCTCCACCACCAGAACCTCCATCTATACCAAACCCTGTTCCAGCACCACCGCCACCGCCACCGATAGCTCTAATACCATTAAACCCGGAATCATCACCGTTTATTCCATCATAACCATTAGTTGTTGTACCACCGTTACCACCATCTCCTACGGTAAGAACAGTAGGTGTTCCATGATAAACTGTAGTTGTACCCGTAACATAACCCCCAGCACCACCACCACCAAGACCATCACCGGTAGCTGAACCATTAGTACCACCTCCACCGCCTCCTCCAACGATTACATATTCAATAGATGAAGAAACTACTGGTTGCTGAGCAGTTGTACCAGCACATCCTTTTAAAGCGTTGGTAGAACCTAATTGATTTAAATCGGCAAGATCGTTAATTACTTTTGTTATCGCCATATTTTATTATTTAAGATGCAAAACACATGAATAAATATTCAACCCCAGCATCATTACAACATATAGTACTATTTCTATATTGAAAACCATCGTTATAAAAATTAACATCATAATTAGAACTAGTATATTCTGAATCAGATGAATTAGCACCTAATATTATATCTCTTGGATTGTTCGTACTTCTTTTATTATCAAATATATACCACCATCCAGTTGTAGAAACCGGTTTTGTCATTAACCATGCCGGTTCAAAGCCTGTATAAATTTTCGGTGAGTCAGTAGCACTACCTGTTCCAGTATAACTTCCTATTAGTGAATAACCTGGAACTGAATGCCAAGCATATGTAACTAAAGGATAACTAGCACCAGAACTCATAGTTTCATATATTAATGTACTATCTGCGGAGTAATGAGGACTAGAAGCCATTGCTGCGGTGGTATTTAATTGAAGATATTGCCAACCACCGGTATTTGAACCTCCACTATAACCTGCTGGTTTAAATATACTATCCCATCCATAACTATAATTAAGCATTTTATTTGTTACAAAATCAGGTTCTTGATTTAAACCATGAGACCAATTAAAACAGGGAGGATTTGATGTACCACAAATTCCAGAGTCATACTTAGTAATAGAAAACCCATACTCTGTGCTAACTGAACATGCATTAGGTGAAATACTACCTGCATTCATTCCTGCTGCAGCAGCTGTTGCATAACCTACACCATCTATATTAAAAGTATTAGAATTTCCACCAGCTTTCCATGACCACGAAACATATTCTTCTCCACTAGCATTTACATCACCAGCAGAAGCTGAACCTATTTCAAAACCGCTAGCAGTAGGCGTTACACTTCCATAAGGATTCCAACTACCATAATCTGTTGAGTTAGTTGAAATCATATTTGTAGCACCTCTTACAGAATCATATACAGCATTAAATTTTCCGTTTGTATCTCTACCTTTTATCCAAATTAAATCGGGTTGAAAATTTAAATTTATATTATCTGCTCCTCCATTTCCAGTATATAATGCTGTACCAAAACCATTTGATGCTACCACACCTGCATCTTGCCCAGTTTGTTGTAAAGCTCTCCAACCTTTAGCGCCAGTATATATTTCCATGTTACCGGTTGTAGTATTTTCTCTCATAGTACCTATAGCAATATCCAAATTAAGGCCACTAATTGTTCCCGTTCCTGCAGTAAAAGTTGTATATTTATCATCTCCAACAGTTCCATTTAAAACTCCAGTTGTTAATCCTGCACTGGCAACTAAAGTATACTTAGATGCATATCTTAAAATAACTATACCAGAACCTCCATCACCTCCATTACATGATCCACTAGCACTTCTTGAACCACCACCACCACCACCTCCAGTGTTAGCAGTTCCATTACCCCCATTAACAGCAGCTGTAGTAGACCCATCACTTTGACCACCATTTCCTCCAGTTCCAGCAACTCCAGCACCTCCAAGACCAGTAGTAGCAGGAGTACCAACATTATAAACAAAATCACAAACACCACCACCACCTCCACCAGCATATAATACTGCGGTTCCAGTTATACTATTAGATAAAGCAGCGCCACCTTGACCATCAGTTCCAGTAAATGTTCCACTTGATGGAATAGATCCTAAACTACCACCTGGTTGACCAACTCCTCCGGCGCCTCCGCCACCACCACCAATATCACTTGGATCAGAACCTGTACCTCCATTATTTCCTTGTGGGGGAATACCATTTCCAGGGGTAACAGCAGTTCCTCCTGAAGCACCACCGCCAGATCCACCATTAGCACTATTTCCAGCACCTGTATTTCCAGCACCCCCACCTCCTGTAGCTGTTATATTGTCAAAAACAGAATCAGTCCCATTACCTCCAACATCGGTACTTCCTTCACCAATTGTACCTGCCCCTCCAGTTCCTACAGTTATAGTTAAATTTGTAGTGGCAATCATATCTGTAGTTCCACTTAGTAAACCACCGGCACCACCACCTCCGCCACCAGAAGAATTACCAGCACCTCCGCCACCACCAGCAACAACTAAATATTCTATTTGTCTTTCAGCTGTAGTACCTTTAGGCATCTTTAACGCATTTGTATCCGCGCTAAGATCTATAGTATCGGTTGATATTTTGGTTAAAGCCATTTTATATTATACTGTTGTTACAAATTCTATTCCATTAGCAGCTGTTACAGGTGGAATTGCTGTGAATGTTACGGTACCACTTGCGGCTGCAGTATAAGAGTAAGTTGATTTTTGTTGATATACACCGGATATATAAATATCAATATTATCTTTACTACCTACAGTTAAAGCACCTGTTACACCTGTAAAAATATTATTTAGACCATCTCCTGTTTTAACTTCAACTCCTCTTGTCACACCTCCACCAGCAGTTCCACTACTAGCAGCTGTTATTCTACCTTGTTGATCTACTGTTATATCTGCAGTAGTATAACTTCCGGGAGTTACTACTGTATCGTCTAATTTTACTTCTACATTTGGTGCTGCTGTTGTACCTGTTAAAGTTGTTGTTATTCCTGTACCACCGGCAATATCTACTGTAGCTGCTGTATCTACAGTTAAATTAGCGCCAGAATCTGCTTGTAATGTCCAATCATAAGCAGCTGGTACATTAGCCCAAGTTCCATCTTGTTTTAAAAATTGTCCAGCAACTCCACCAGATATACCTAAAGTTAAAGTACCAGAACTAGTAATTGGACTACCTGTAATAGAAAATGCTCCAAAAGCACTTACATCCATACCTACAGATGTTACAGTACCAGCAGCTCCGGTTTGAAAATAAGTTTTAAGATCAGATAATGCAATATCTTTAACATTGTTATCATCAGCATCACTAATAAGCATGCTATCTCCATCGGCTGCTGCAGTTATAGTAGTAGCAGGTGCTAAAACAATATTATCAGTTCCCGCAAAATCAGGACTAATTGTTATATTACCTGTTCCAGCAGATGTTGTAAGTCCTGTACCCACAGCAACTTGAGTTACCCCTGTATTTTCAATTGTTAGTTTATTTGGTGTTCCAGCTGTTACAGTAGTACCTATACCAGTTCCTCCTTCATATTCTACTCTTAATGTATTTGTTACATTAACCGTTGTTGCATTATCACCTTCTAATACCCAATATTGTGCAACACCACTTGGAACTGCAATCCATGAACCTGTTCCATCTAAATATTGACCCGCAACACCACCAGCTGGAAGAGATATCCAACCAGATCCATTATCTGTAAAATAAGTATTATCAAATCCTGCAATACCAATAACCGCTAGCGCTGAAGTATTAGCTGTTGCAAGATCTACATTTCTTTGAATTTCTGTCCAATCTGCCTCTGTTGTAGGATTATCTGTATTAGCAATTAATAAATCTCCTGGTTCTAAAGTAATTGTCCAAAATCCAGTTGCAGTACCCGCGTGTGTAACAGCATAAGTAAATCCTTGTTTTATACTATTAGGACTAGTTGTTAAATCTGGTACATTAGTATTTGCATTATAACCACCTTGATAAATTAAAGTACCTGAACCTGTTATAGATGTATCTACATAATTTTTAGTTGCAGCTTCTTGTGGGTTAGTAGGATCAGTAACATTTTCAATTATATTACTACCCATACTATATGAACCACTTGCTGCTGATAAAGCATTAATTCCAAGACCAGTAACGTATGCTGTTATATCACTACCTTTAGCTAAATTATTTCCACTATTAGCAGTTGGGTCACCAGTAATTGCATTAACTACTGGACTTACGCTTGGAGTACCTGTAATAGTAATAGTATTTACGTCACCACTACTTACATCGGTAACTGTTCCTGATGTAGGAGAACTTGCTACTATTTCTATTTCTCCTGAACCTAATCTAGTTAAACCAATATTTGTACCGGCAGTTAATTGTACTAATGATGAAGATCCAGTAGTAGCTGTTAAATTAAGCGCTACATTACCACCACCTGCATCACTTGCATTAATATCATATGTATCTCCAACTGAAGTAGAATTTACCCATTGTACCGCTGCTGCACCTTGTGATTGTAATATTTGACCAGCTGTACCCGGACCTCCATTAGCGCTAAGAGTTCCTGTTATAACAAGATTAGTAGAAGTTGCTGTACCTGATAAAAATAAATCTTTCCATCTACCTGTTCCTGTAACGCCTAAATCATAAGTTGCATCTGCAAATGGTGCAAAAGTTTTAGCAGAAGTTATGGTAGTACCTCCTGAAGTTTCTTCAAAAGATGAATTACCAAGAGTTGAAGTACTAGTCCATATAGGTATTTTATCAGTACTCCCTGCAAGCCCTCCTAATTTACTATTAAAAATAGTCCAATCAGTAGAGGATAAATAACCATCAGAAGTAGAACCAGCTTGTGGAATTCCCACTGTACCGCTCCCAGTTATAGTGCCACCAGTTAATGGAGCTGTAAATTGAATAGATGTAACTCCAATCCCACCTACACTTTTAATATATGCTATAAGATTATCTATCGAATAGCTTTTAGTTGTATTTTTCTTTTTGCCATTAACCTCAACCGTAGAAGTTCCTACTAAAAGATCTGTACCTTGTATATTGGTTTCACTGGGATAACTATAAATTATTGCCATTGTTAATTTTTTACTATATTAATTGTAATGTTCCTGTTATTGTTGTTACTACTGTTTGAGAACCATTTATAGTTCCTGCTGCTTGTACAATTGTAGGTCCTGCTGCCCACGAGTAAGCAGTTGGATCTACAATAGAAATTGCTGTAGTAAAACTATATGTTAAAGATGATGCTACAAGCGTTGATTGTGTTGCACCTGTTACGTCACCTGTTAGATTATATGCTGAAGCTGGTCCTCCTTGAATATCTGTTACTACTAAAAGAGTAGCTTTAATTTCCGGGGTTGGTACTGCCACAACTTCCCCAGCTAATGTCATAGTAACATTTGTAGAAGCTGCAGAAGGTATTGTACCACTTGTTACATTTCCACTTACAGGAGTAGAAAAATAATATCCCGCTTGAGGAGTAGCTATTACTTCAAATGAATAAGGTTCACCTTCAATACCACTTTGTGTTTTAGGTGCTGGTGTATCTCCACTTAAAATATAACCTGTACCTGTACCTGTTCCATCTGGACTTACAATGCCATTAGTAATTGTAGTTAATACAACATCATTAGCACTAACTGGTCCAGTTGCTATAATATATAATGTATTAGGATCTGGAGTAGGTAAAGCAAGATATTCAGAATTTTGTAAACTCACTACATTCATAACTTTTGCAGTAGTAGTATAAGTATCAGTATTGTTTTTTAGCGCAGGCTCATCCGCATCATCTATATATTTTTGTACTTTAGGCAGCGCGCTTATAGGAATTTCACCAAGCGTAGTTGTTTTTACATCATTTGATGATATTTTATTAAATGCAATTATATCATCTGAAGTAGCTAAAGTAAGAGAAGATGAATTTAAAATGTAATTATTAGATCCACTATATGAAACACCGATCACTGGATTAGTAGTTAAAGTTCCAGAATCTAATACTAAACCATCACCTGGAATTATGCTCTGTACAGTACCAGGATTATTTGTGGCATTAATTGTAACATTCCCTACGCCGGTTGTTGGTGCTAAAGTTACATTGGTTCCAGCAACTAAAGATCTTACGCCAGTATTTGAAACAGTTACATCACCTGTTGTTGCATCAATTCCAATCCCTGTTCCTGCTAAAATACTAGATACACCTCCTGTAGCTGCTGGTATTTGAATTGTTATATTATCACTTCCATCATTGGTTACTGTTACTCCTGCACCTGTAAAATTAAATGAACTTACTTCATTGGTTATTACACTACCCTCATCTAATACAGGTAAAGTAATTACTCCAGATGTAGAAGCAGGCATCCATTTATTATCTCCTCTTAAAAATGTACTACTAGATGGAGTACCTGTTGCAGATAAGGAAGCTATTAATGTGCCAGAATTCAAAATAGGACCGCCCGCCATATCTATAAAAGTAGAATTTGCTGTTGAAACCTCAGTTACAGTTCCATCATTTGCATCTGCTGTAACTAAAGCTGCTAAACTACCAATGGTAAATGTTTTTGTAGGTTTACTATCATTACCTATTGAAGTTCCTAATAACAAATCTGAAGTTGTTGGTGTTCCTTCGAGTGGATAACTATATATTATTGCCATGTGTTTTTATATTTCTGATATTTCTAATTTCATATATTTTGTTGTTGCAAATGTCCTTACAAGCCCTGTGAAAGTATAAGTTGGCCAACCTCCTGTGCCATCTAAATTATGTATATCTTGTGTTGCTAAAAAAGGTATATTTTTTACTTCTGTATAACTAATGCCATCATCTGAAACAGAAAATTTAAAATACCCATCAAAAGCTGCTTCAGTTTGAGCAGGTGATGTTCTGGTAATTATCCATTCCACTGCTCCAGCATCTCCATATTGAATAGAAAAACTAGGACTTGTTGTGCCAGGAGTGGTTTGAGTAATACTCATTTGTCCAGAACTAGAACCAGTGCCATCTAAATAACTTCCATCTGAATTTAATCCTTTTATATATACTTCATATGTAATATTTTCTACATCACCTCCATCTACTACTTGTCCTAAACTAGAAATTACTGTTAAACGTGCACTGCTACGAGATAACGGCCCTGTAATTGATAATGTTTCTACTTTTGGATCACCTTGAGTACCGGTTCCTGAAGCTGCAGGCGTTGTACCAAAAGTTCCGCTTAATGTAGCACCAGGAGTAATAGTATATGTATTACTTGCTTGATTCCAAAAAGTTCCAGCGTCGTTAACAACACTAATTGGAGCATAACTATAACTTTCTCCTATAGCCCCGTTAATTTTTTGTTGACCCGCAGTACAGGCCGGCGCAAAAGAACATGGAGCGTTTGGAGTAATTGTTAAATTAGCTATACTTACGGGATTAAAACCACCGCTAAAAGTAACTCCTGTTGATGCCGCAGTATAAGCATCAAGCATTCTATATTCAAGAGGTTTAGCAGCTGGATCATTACATAGTAAAGCTTTTGCATATACAGTAACTGTATTACCAGTTGTTAATGTAGCAATAACTTTTAAATCTGCGGGTGTTAATGCAGCGCCTGATGCATCTTCATACGTAAGTGCTGATGTAATTGTATAATCTGGAGAACTAGCTGTTAATGTTTGAACTCCCCAAGTAACAGTTTCATTATATCTAGCTATTACATTATCTCCTTGTCCTGCTAATCTAGTTGGAGTAGCTACTATCATTGGACTTAAATTATAAGAGTCAGCTGGAGCTACGCCTGATCCTTGACAACTACCTGTTGTATCAAGTGTTATTCTTGAAGTATCAACTACAATATTTGCAGGATATTCTACATAATCCCAAGTAGCATCAATATTGTGAGTAACAGTGATAGTAGTAGAAGGTGCGGTTGTTGTAATTGATCCACTGGCCCACGCTGCTCCCCATGCTCCCCCATCATATGTTGGATTTACACTCCATTTATATGTATTTGTATCTTTTATTTTTATAAGTGGTCCAAATGAATAATTATATGGAAGTGTTGTTGAATATCCACTTGCGGGATCAAAAGCGCCAGGTAATGCGTGTGATGTATCATATTCCCAAACTGTATTTAATCCATCTGTGATATTTCCTTGTAAATTAATGTCAAGTAAAGCTCTTACACTTGGAATAACAGGGCAAGTAATTGTACCAGTTATTGCTATAGTAGCTGTAGAATTTGCAGAACCTATACTTCCCGCCGTCCCAAAAGCAGGACCCATACCACTGTAACTAGTACCTGGAGCAAAAATTAAAGTAGTTAAAAAATCATAAGGTGTGCCAGTAGGCCCTGTAATTGATTGTGGCAGGGGAGGATCAAAACTATAAGAACTATCACATGGTCCACCATTTACTATTAAACCTGAAACATCATATTCTGCTGTAACTGTAAATTCCCCTGTTTCCCCAATTATTATATATAAAGTATTAGGATCTTTAGTAGGTATTGTATTATATTGAGATTGAGTTAAAGTAACTGCATATTTAGCAACAGCTGTAGTGTTATAAGTGTCATTGTTATTTAATACTTTATGTTCATCTCCACTGTCTATATCTTCCTTAACCTTGACTAACATGTCTTGGGTAAAATCTCTTGGTTGTGTATTTTTTACAATACTAGAAGTTGTTTGATTAAATGATATTTCATCATTAAGACCAATATGTGCATTGCTACCTATTGATTCTATAATATTACCAGTTCCTGAGTAAGATACTGCTAATTTACCCAATACAGGTTCAGTTAAGCCAGGACCACTTGAAAATCCAGTAACAGTACCAGGATTTGCAGTTGAACTAATTTTCACATTATCACCACTTGTTGCACTTAATGTTATATTACCTCCCGCTTGAACTTGTGTTACTCCTTCATTTGTAATTGTAACTGCACCAGTGGGTCCGCTCGTTGAGATTCCACCCCCAGGTATTATATTATTTGCAACTGCATTTGGCCCTTCGATCTTAACTGTGACAGCATCTAAAAAATTTGAAGCAACAACTCCGCCGTCTGTAAAGTCTAAAGTTACTGCTCCTCCACCCACTGTTGTAATATCGAAACCTTCCTTTCTAATTGGAAGTTCTTCAGGTACTGGTCCGGGTGTAGACCATGTGCCATCACCTCTTAAATAAGTATTTCTTGAAGCGGTACCAGTAGCGGATATAACAGGGGTAATAACACCCGTTGTTGTAATTGCTGGTATTGCAATTCCGCCTTTGGTAAGTCCTAAATTTACAAATGGTGAACTCGTGGTTTTAATAGATGATACCGTACTTACCCCTTTAGCGGCAAGTATAACAGCAGAAATCTCACTAACTGGAATGTTTCTTGTGACATTTTTCTCACTAACATCTACACCGATTAAATAATCAGAGGCTGTGAGTGTTCCTGCCGGGTACTTATCTATTATTGCCATATTTTATGAATATACTTCTATATCGCCTAAATATATTTTTACTACTGTTTGGGATCCTATGAAAACTCCAGTAGGAGTTAAACTCCCTAATCTAATATCTACTGCCATGATTTATGATTTTTTTGTAGAGCTCAAGCTAACATGCTTACTTGTTCTCAAAGCTCCTTCTCTCTTGTATTGTAATGGTTTTATTTCTGTGGAAGCTGTAATTTTAGGTTTAATTACACCACGTGGTTTTGGTGCATCTCTATGAATATCCAATCTCGTTGCCTGATATTTTCCTCCTGAAAAGCTTTTCATTAAAGCTCTAGTCTTATCTACTTTATGTTTATTTAATATTGTAGGGTCTGGAGTATTTATAATTGGAACAAATTTTTTATTCTTTTGCATTTCTTTTACATGATGCTTAGGTAGTTCTTCATGTCCTGGTTCATGTTTATTAAAAGGAGAACGAGATGTTCCAGTCTTATAAAAAGGTGGTTGTTCTTTCATGTTTGTTATATTTAAAGTGTATACTTACTATATTCACACGAAATTGTCATTTTTTACGCATAAATCAGTATATTTACATAAGTGTGACATTAGGGTACTACTTAACCTATCTTTATTAGCTATTGTCACTATTTACCTCGTATTTAGTTTGTAAGATATATTGGGGTTTTGTATTTCACCTATCCTCCTGATTATCAACCAGTTACCAAAATGGTTTTCATTTAGGCCCACGGACCCCTTTTTGTCATAATTTTATGAAAAGTTTTCGGCTTTTTCTGTACATGTATGAAAATGTTTAGACTATATAACTAAAACTAATTCTTTATCTTATATTATAATTTATATTTATAATTCATTTACCACAATGCCATATTGTCATATTAATTATTATTATATGTCACAATGTCATGTGGTATACATACTCAACATTTTTATTATACAAATACAATTACACCTTTATACAATCTTAATACGATGTGTATTAGATAATATAATAAACAATAAAATATGACTATATATATTTACAATAACGACAATAATAATTACATTGACGAGATGTATTTAACTAATATTAATAATAAAAAAGAGATAGAAAATAATATAAAAGAATATTATAATCTAGATGAAATTTATTATTCAATAGTATAATACAATGTTAATACGATGTCTAATAGATAATATAATAAATAATAATAATATGAAATCAATTAAATTAACTCAAACTGACTACAATAATATAACTAAATCTTTCTTTTTCTATCTTGAAAATGAAAAAGAATTAAATTTAAATAAAAAAGAAATTGATTCAATATTAAAAACTAATAATAAACTACAATAAAAAATGAAAATTAGAAATGGAAAAATAGTAGATTTCAATAAGATTATATCTAGACAAGATTTAATTGAAGAATATAGAAATAGATATGACAGTGAATTATTTACTGAAGAAACTTCCCAAAAAATAAGATTAAGATTAATAAATGAATATGAAAATGAGTAAAACAAGTGAATTAAGAGAAATGATTGATAGAGTTAAAATACAAACTGATGACGATTTATTAAAATCAATTGAGTGGGTAATTGACGGAGAATTTTCTAAAGATAAAGAAAATGATGAATATTGTGAATTAGTACAATATATAAAAACAAGAGTA